GTGGTGTGTACTCATCACATGTAGGACAGATGCCGTTAACTATCTCTGCTGTTATTTTGAAATTTTTTCCTGTCATAAGCTTTTTTATTCTTTATCACTTTCTGACGATAACGTCTATCTTTTAAATACTTCGCCATTGGGTTCTTTTTCTTATTCAAGGATTAAAGCTTTAATGTATTTTCTTCCTTGGTATAACTCTATTTCTGCTTTACCCTTATAGCATTTGTAAGATACAGATTCTGAAAAAGTTCTCTCTGCTTCACGCTTGCCACGAAGGCATTGCGCCATTCCGTTAGGCTGAATCAAGTGTTCCTTGATCTCTCCATTTACAAACATAAGCAGGGCCACTATAGACTCTATCATTGTGAGCTCCCGTTTGTGTATTTCATTTCACGATTAGCATCTTTTAATTTTTCGATGTCTACTAAAACTTTATCCATTTGTTTTCTTAAAAATTCTATATTAACTTTGTTTAACGCCATATTTTCAATGTGTTTATTTAGTTTATCCGTGGTCTTATAAAGATCTTCGATCATCATAAATTGTTCGCTATCCGCAGGAAGCGCTCCAAGTTGGCCCCGAGGCCATTTTATTCTAAATTCTGTATTTTCGGATAGATCTTTTTGCATTAACTCTATTTTTGTTGAGTGTTGGTTTAAAGTCTCATGTAATCCAAAATAAGCCCATGTGCCGATCGCAACCATTGCGATCAGCGAGGCAACCGTTTTCATCGGCATTTGCACGGCAGCTTCTTCAGATATATTTAAAGGTTTTTTACTCATGTTTTGGTTTTGGTAGCGGGATTATATAATCTTTTGGATCAACTTGCAACGGCTGTGGAGGCCGTACAAAAACCGCCAACAAACATAACAAAATTATAAGTATTGCTGTGAACCTGTAGTCCATAACAACCCCCAATCATTAGTCTTTAGTCCAAAACCAACTTTTGATTTTTTCCCATAATTTTTTAATCATTTTTCTTTTCCTCTATTTCATAGAAGAACTTGTCGGTATCTTCTGTCCGCCATGCTCTACTATCTTCTACGTTCCACTCAGAGGTCTGCACTTTCCAATCAGGAGTTTCATCTTTCACCGTGAAAGAAGGTATGTCCCATATACATCTATTGTTTGGTTGTGCTGCAAAATTGCCATCGTCTAAAGCAATAATGTGAGCGCACTTGTGTTCGTGCGGAATCTCTGAATGATCAGTGTCGAGTATATTAGGTTCTGGATGTGCAAAGTCAATAGTAAATAAATATTTTCCTGGGTGCCATTTTTTATCTTTGC